GATCAAAAACAGGACTAAATTATGGCTGTTCAAATTAGTCGAGCAGATGTATCTTGCGGAGAGATACTAGATTTACAATCTGAGACACGCTTCTTAAAGCTGCCTACAGACCCTTACCTGAGTCTGCTGGGCGTTACACCCTTACCTTCTCAGGTAGCAATCATAAATGCGATCAATAATCCTAAGTACAGATTTGTCTGTGCGGCAGTCTCAAGGCGGCAAGGCAAAACATACATCGCAAACATAATCGGGCAACTTGTATCATTAGTTCCCGGTTCCAACATTCTAATCATGTCCCCCAATTACTCGCTGTCTCAGATTTCTTTTGATTTGCAAAGAAATCTAATTAAGCACTTTGACTTAGAGGTAGCGAAAGATAATGCAAAAGATAAAGTTATTGAGCTGACAAATGGCTCAACAGTTCGAATGGGTTCTGTAAACCAGGTTGATTCTTGTGTAGGTCGTAGCTACGACTTAATTATATTTGACGAGGCGGCGTTGGCAGACGGCAAAGATGCCTTTAATGTCGCACTTCGACCTACTTTGGATAAAGATAACTCAAAGGCTATCTTTATCTCTACTCCTCGAGGCAGGAACAACTGGTTTGCAGAATTTTTTGACAGAGGATTTAATGATGAGTTTCCAGAGTGGTGCTCGATACGAGCTACTTATAAAGATAATCCGCGTATGTCTGAGTTGGATATACAAGAAGCTAAAAAGTCTATGTCCGATGCAGAATTTAGACAAGAATATGAAGCGGACTTTAACACTTATGAAGGCCAAATTTGGAACTTCAATCACGAAACCTGTATCGCCAATAATGAAGAGCTTGATACTCGCCGCATGGATGTATTTGCTGGTCTCGACGTTGGTTATCGTGATCCAACTGCTTTTATGGTCGTAGCATATGATTGGGACGAAGAAGTGTACCATGTATTAGATGAGTATCTTGATGCCGAGAAGACCACCGAGCAGCATGCCGCTGTAATTCGTGAAATGGTTGACAAATGGGACATCGACTACATTTACATAGATTCCGCAGCGCAGCAAACTCGATTTGACTTCGCACAAAATTACGATATTAGTACTGTAAATGCAAAAAAGTCAGTATTAGATGGAATCGCACACGTAGCTGGAATAGTTGACAATGATAAGCTTATGGTCGATCAGCGATGCGGTGAAGTACTATCTTGTCTTGATCAATACCAATGGGATCCTAATCCTAATCTAGCAAGAGAGAAGCCAAAACATAATCGAGCATCGCATATGGCTGATGCTCTTCGATATGCACTATATTCGTTCGAAACAACTCAGACTGGGTTCTAAAGAGACCTACAAAAAATAGTGTTTGACAATTTATCTTACAAGGGCTATAATTCAAAATGAAAAAGCTGAAAAGAGATCCGGTAAAATACATAAGAGATCGAGCTAAATCAAAGTATGAAAAAGGTTCAGAATGCCACATTTGTGGCGCTGACACAGAACTCGACTTTCACCACTTTTACACTTTAGCGCCTCTACTAAGAGAGTGGCTAAAAGTGAAGCAGAAAGAGAGACCTGCGCATTATACGGACGAGTATATTGTGATCTGGCGAGACGAGTTTATAGAAGATAAATGGGCGGAGCTGTACGAGCACACAGTGACACTTTGCCATAAACATCATTTGGAACTGCATAGGTTGTATGGCAGAAATCCAGCCCTAGTAACTGCAAAGAAACAAATGCGCTGGGTAGAGATTCAAAGAGACAAACATGGCATGGTATGACAGACTAATAGGTAGAACGCCAGAAGCAGAGGAAAAGCTCAACCCTGCGCAGCCATATTTTGATGGTAAAATTGAAAGCAGCCGTGAACAAACTGTTAGCTACGAAAGAGCGTACGAAGACTTAGAAATTGTAAATCGCGGCGTTAATATGATTGTTGATGATGCTGCTGAGATCAATGTAAAAGTTGGAGGCCAGCTACCTGTTCAAAGCGTTGTTAAAGGAATCAAAAGATCAAGAATTGATCTTTTACTCAATAAGGAGCCAAACCTTTTTCAAGACATAAGTTCTTTTCGTCGTAATTTAATTATTGATTACTTACTAGACGGAAATGTTTTTATCTACTATGACGGTGCTCATATGTACCACCTTCCAGCAGATAAGATGATAATTCACACAAGTGAAGAGACGTATGTTGAAAAATATACTTACAATAATACAGTAACATTTAGTCCTCGCGAGATTATTCATGTAAAAGAAAACTCTTTCTATTCTATCTATAGAGGAGTTTCTCGCTTAAAGCCGGCGCTTCGTACTATGATACTTATGCGACGAATGAGAGACTTTCAAGACAATTTCTTTAAGAACGGAGCCGTTCCAGGTTTAGTACTAAAATCCCCAAACACTTTATCTGAAAAAATTAAAGAAAGAATGATTCAGTCTTGGTCTGCTCGGTACAGACCAGATGCAGGAGGCAAAAGACCTCTTATATTAGATGGTGGTATTGAAATAGATAAAGTTTCAAATGTAAACTTTAAAGAACTAGATTTTCAATCTGCTATCGCAGAAAATGAAAAGATTATTCTAAAAGCGTTAGGAATCCCTCCAATTCTTTTAGATTCTGGTAACAATGCAAATTTGCGACCAAACATGAGATTGTATTACCTAGAGACAATCTTGCCTATAGTACGAAAAATTAATTTTTCACTTGAAAGGTTTTTTGGCTTTGAAATTGTAGAAGATGCTACAAATATTCCAGCACTTCAACCAGAGCTTCGCGATCAGTCGCAGTACTACTCAGCTCTTGTAAATACGGGAATAATTTCTCCAAATGAAGCAAGAGAAGCTCTGAACTTTGATCCTGTAGAAGGATATGATGATTTACGAGTACCTGCAAATATTGCGGGAAGCGCGGCAAATCCAGATGAAGGCGGAAGACCGCCAGAGCAAGAAGGAGAAGATTAATGGCAGTAAGACAAAAACAAAAAGTTTTAGACACTGCTTATACGCATTTTAAAGAATTCGGGCTACCTCTCGATATCGAGTATAAGTCTTATGTAAATATTGTAGGCCCTAAAGAAGCTCTACACGCTATCTCAATTAAGAGAAGTTTTAAAGCATGGAAGTATGTACTGCACGCTCTAAGACTTAAGCACCCTGACTTACGTGAGAAGGCACCGGCCCCGAAGCCTGCAACACCAAAACCTGCTCCAAAGGCTGCACCTAAGCCTGCGAGCAAGCCTGCTAAAGCAGAAGCAAAGAGTGAAGACTAATGGAAAAAATCTTTAACCTTACTTCTACCTTTAAGGCTTTGGACGAAGATGATGGAGGCGTTCACATCTGTGGAATGGCCAGTACCGCTGACTTCGACCGTGCTGGAGATACTATTTCAGCAGAAGCATGGACAAAAGGTGGACTCAACAATTTTGAAAAGAACCCTATTATTCTTTTCAATCACGACTATAACAAGCCTATCGGACGCGCTACAGGACTTAAAGTCACTGAAAACGGTCTCGAACTCAAGGCTAAAATTTCTAAATCTGCGCCCGATCATGTGGCTCAGCTTGTAAAAGAAGGCATTCTTGGAGCTTTTTCTGTTGGTTTCCGAGTCAAGGATGCTGATTACCTAACGGAAACTGACGGATTAAAGATTAAGGACGCTGAATTGTTCGAAGTATCAGTAGTATCGGTACCTTGTAATCAAGCAGCCACTTTCTCTCTGGCGAAATCTTTTGACTCAATGGATGAGTACGAAGAATTCAAGAAAACTTTCAAAAATAGTGTAGATCTAGCCGGTCAGTCTCTGGCTAAGGATGAAGATTCATTTGAAGCTAGTGATGCACCGGATGGAACTGAAAAGTCAGTTCAAAAGGAGATGACAATGTCGGAAGTAAAAACTCCCGAAATCGACCTTGAGGCTTTTGCTAAGAAGGTAGCGGATGAGACTGCTGCTAAGATTGCAATTCGTCAAGCCGAAGAAAAAGCAGCCGTTGAAGCAGAAGCTAAGGCCGCACAAGAAGCAGCTGAAGCTGAAGCCGCAAAGCAGGCTGAAGTTGAATCTGTAATTAAGACAGGTATTGAGTCAGGCGCTGAGCGTCTTATGTCTGATATCCAAGCGAAGCTTTCTGAGAAAGACGCAAAGATTGACGAAGTAATCGCTCAACACCAGAAGGACCTCGAAGAGAAGAACGCTGAGCTTACTGCTATGCGTGAGTCAAAGCGTGTATTCGCTGACCGTAGTGACGGTGACGCTATCTCTAAGTGGGGCAAAGAGTTTATGTTCGCACACATGGCAGGTGTAATGTCAGGCAACAAGAGCCTCGACCAAACTGACTATGGTAAGAGCATCCTTGAGAAGGCTGGCGTTAGCTATGCTACTGCGGCACCTAACATTGCTACAGAAGTATCTAGCCAGATTGAGAAGGAAATCC